GATGGTGACTCCATGACTCACGAAGAAATGCTTGAGGAAGCAGAGCGTCGTGAGGATGCTAATGCTGAGGAGACTAGCAATGAGGGCACTCCTACTACTGGAGCAGGAGACCTCGGTGGTGAATTAAAGTCTGAGACTGATGCTGCATTTACTGAGTCTGCCAAAGACTTGACTTCCAAAGAATATGGTGAAACTCACTATGTTGAGATGCCACCTCTTGACATTGAGACCTTTGTGGTCTCTAACAAGACTGTCATGAAAGATTGTGAGGAATGCTACGCTGAGCAATCTGCTGATAGTTTTAACTATGCTGACAATGATTATCTGACGTATCGTAAGGAAGCACAGAAAGAAGTCAACTATCTGGTCAAAGAGTTTGAGATGAAGAAGTCTGCAGACCAGTATGCTCGCGCTAGCACTGCAAAGACTGGTGTGCTTGACACATCTAAACTCCATACTTTCAAATGGAATGAGGACCTCTTCAAGAAGATTAATGTTGTCCCTGACGGTAAGAATCATGGACTGATTTTCGTCCTTGATTGGTCTGGGTCTATGGGTGGTATTCTTCGGAATACTGTCAAGCAACTCTTCAACATTGCATGGTTTTGTAAGAAGTGTCAGATTCCTTTTGATGTCTATGCATTCACTAACAACTACTGGGTTGACCGTAACTTCAACTATCATGATGAGCTCTATGAAACTTCTCATCCTCACCACAAAACAATTGAGGGATACATCGAGATTCAACCAAACTTCCGTATGCTGAATATGGTTTCCTTTGATGGGAAGAGTGGCAAGAATCTGGAGAAGCAACTGCGAAACTTCTGGCGTATTGTCGGTGGTGAAGTCATGTATTGTGGTTACAGGAATCCTGCTGGTTATGGTCTCTCTGGCACCCCTCTCAATGAGGCAGCAATTTCTCTGACTGCTATCATCCCCGACTTCCTCAAGCGCAACAAAGTCCAGAAGACTAACGTTGTGATTCTGTCTGATGGTGAGGCACAGTCAATTTCTTACAATCGTAAGTTGCACTACGGTGGCGAAGAAAAGTTTGGTCGTCGTCACATTGAGCGTGATTGTGTCCTGCGTGACCGCCAGACTGGACGTGTCTATCCTGCCTTTGATGGTGGTTACTACAGTAGTGGTGACTTGACCACTAGCACCTTCCTTAATGCTGTCCGTCACCGATTCCCTGACATCAATCTGATTGGTATCCGTCTTCTTAGTGGTCGTGCTCTCAGCACTGCTATGGCAACTGGTAGGTGTGACACTCCTTATGAGAAAGTCCAGAAGCAGTGGAAGAAAGAGAAGACTGCTGCAGTGCCAGAATTCAATGGTTATCAGATGATGTATTTCATGTCTGCCAATGACCTGCATGATGATGACACTGGCATCGATGTCCCAGACGATGCTACTAAGACTCAAATCAAGAATGCATTCAGGAAATCCCTCGTCAAGAAGGGAGTCAATAAGAAGATGCTCTCTTCCTTCGCAACCATGGTCAGTTGAGGCACTGTCCTCATCTGACCTAAATACTGTCCAACTTGCTCTATAATAACTACATCAACGAAAGGCACTCAATGGCACTCTCTGCTGAATTCATCCGCGCATCTCTTGCTGACCTTTATGGTGACAACATCAATGCATCTAACATTCGTGACTGGTGTGTCGGTCAAGATGTCACCTATCAAACCGTAACCAAAAAAATTGAGCAATTCAAGACTGGTCGCGGTGAGTGGAATCTTACTATCGCTGAGCAACTTGAGCAGTCTATTCAATCTCCTGTGAAAGAAAACCTTATCCCCGAGAAAGATGATACCTTCGTCAGCTTTGGCAGTTTCAGTGATGTTAAAAAAATTATTTCATCCCGCCTATTCTATCCTGTCTTCATTACAGGTCTCTCTGGCAACGGCAAAACATTCTGTGTTGAGCAAGCTTGTGCCCAACTCGGACGCGAAATCATCCGTGTAAACATTACCATTGAAACCGATGAAGACGACCTTATTGGTGGGTTCCGCCTTGTTAATGGCGAAACAGTATGGCACAACGGTCCAGTTATTGAAGCGTTGGAGCGCGGCGCAGTCCTGCTTCTGGATGAAGTGGACCTTGCATCTAATAAAATTCTTTGCCTTCAGTCCATCCTAGAAGGTAACGGTGTCTTCCTTAAGAAGATTGGTAAATATGTCAAACCTGCTGTCGGATTCAATGTTATTGCAACTGCAAATACTAAGGGTAAAGGCAGCGATGACGGTCGCTTTATTGGCACCAATATTCTTAATGAGGCATTCCTTGAGCGATTCCCGATCACCTTTGAGCAGTCATATCCTTCTGCAAAGGTAGAGTCTGACATCCTGCGTAAGGTTGCTGAGCAACTTGACTGTTACGATGCTGACTTTGTTGAGCGTCTGGTTGCCTGGGGTGAGATTATTCGCAAGACCTTCTACGATGGTGGCGTGGATGAAATCATCTCTACCCGTCGCCTGGTGCATATCATCCGTGCATTCTCTATCTTCAAGAAGCGCAGCAAAGCAATTGAAGTTTGTGTCAATCGTTTCGATGATGAAACAAAGTCATCATTCATGGAATTGTATGCTAAAATTGATGCAACTGTCGAAGATGCTGATGTTTGATGACCTTCCTCGCCACACCCTCATCCGTAAAAAAGATGGGGGTCTTTTTTTAACTAAGTGCAAAGTGCATCAACTTATTTACGGACAACCAGAACCTTGTTATCTGGGACATCAATATGTAGATGAGCAGGCTCTTGACTATGAGCCTGGCACATGTTATATTGACCATATTGACCACGTTATAAATTATGAATCCACACCAATGGAAGTATAATGAGGAAGCAATCCTCAATGAGTTGAAGGAATATATTTCTTCCACTTACCACCAGCACTATTCTGCTGGCACTGACAAAATCCAAACCCTTGACCTTATTGAAGCATGTGGTGACGGTGAAGCATTTTGTAGAAGCAACATCTTGAAGTATGCTTCTCGGTATGATAAGAAGGGCACTGCCCGCCGAGACCTTATCAAGATTCTCCACTATGCAGTCCTGCTACTGCACTTCAATGACAAAAATGCACAACGTGAAGATTACAACCAATGAGTACTATTGCCCTTTCAAAGACCACAATCGAAATCCTCAAAAATTTCTCTACAATCAATACATCGATTGTCATTAAAGAGGGCAACGTCCTTCGCACCATCAGTAATGAAGAAAACATTCTCGCTACTGCTAAGGTGGAAGAAACGTTTCCACAAACGTTTGCTATCTACGACTTGACTCAATTCCTTGCAGGTCTCTCCCTGTTTGAAAATCCAAGTCTGGTATTTGACAATGATGATTATCTGATTATCAAGTCTGGTCGCTCTCGTGTGAAATACTATTTCAGTGACCCTGAGATTACTCTCAAGACAGCACCAGACAAGAAGGTAAACTATCCTGGGTCTGATGTTACCTTCTCACTTTATGCTAGTGACCTGTCGTCACTCAACAAAGCATCCAACGTTTACAAACTTCCCGACTTTGTAATCGATACCGACGATGAGATTCTTCTTTCTGTCTGTGACCGTGAGAATGACACTTCACACGTCTATGATGTAACAGTCAAAGGTGAGTTTGAAGGTAATCATAATCTCCACCTCAAGGTTGAGAATCTGCGATTGATGCAAGGAGATTATAATGTTGGTGCTTCTAAACATCTCATTACTGAGTGGAAGCATACTGACCTTGACCTCACCTATTACATCGCATTAGAGCCTTGAAACACATCCTATTTACTTTGAAGGGTTGCCCATTTACACTGTGTGATGATGAAGGTTTCATTAGAAACATGCTTGTGAATGCAGCAACTCTTGCACAGAGTACTCTGTTGGATGTAACATCGCATAAGTTTGAGCCCTTTGGTGTGACTGCTATTGCTCTCCTCGCTGAGAGTCATATCAGCATTCACACTTGGCCAGACAAGTGCATGGCAGTTTGTGATGTCTTTACCTGTGGAGACCATACAATCCCCGAATCTGCGGTGCGATATATGTATGATATGATGCAGGCAAGTGACATGGTTGCTAACCAATTTATTAGACCTTTAGATGATGAATGATTTTTTGTGGGTGGAGAAGTATCGTCCTCATACGATTGAGGATTGTATTCTCCCAACTTCGATGAAGAAAGTGTTTACTGGATTTGTAGAGCAGGGTGAGATTGCTAATCTCATGCTCTCTGGTCCTCCTGGTGTCGGTAAGACTACCGTTGCTAAAGCACTGTGTGAAGAGTTAGGTCTAAGTTATATTGTTATCAATGGTAGTGACGAAGGTCGTTTCCTTGATACCATTCGCACTAAGGTCCGTAACTTTGCTACTACTAAATCTTTGATTGGTGGTGGTGCTCACAAGGTGGTGATTATTGACGAGGCAGACAATACCACGCATGACGTGCAACTGTCGCTTCGTACTTTTGTGGAGGAGTATCACACTAACTGCCGATTTATTTTTACCTGTAATTTTATC